CAGGATAAGATATTGCCGGGAGCTTATACGGTATTTTCAAATGTAAAAAAGGCTACTGCTTCACTATCGGACAGGGGTGTTGTAGCACTTCCTATCGTTCTTAATTGGGGAGAAGTAGGGAAAGTACAGACAGTAAGCAGGGAAGATTTTCAGGCTAAGTCAAGAGAGTTATTCGGATATAAGCAGGGTGCGGATGAACTGATTAATTTAAGAGAAGTATTTTTACACGCTACAAAAGTACATGTATTCAGACTTGCGGCGGCAAATGCAGTTCATGCAAGTAATGATATTGCAAAGGCTAAATATCCGGGAACAAGAGGAAATGATTTGAAACTCGTTATATCTGCAAGCGTGGATGTACCGGGTTCTTTTAATGTATACACATATCTTGATAACACACAGGTAGATATGCAGACTGTAGCAGGTGCGGCAAATCTTAAAGACAATGCCTATGTATCTTTCAAGAGTACAGCAACATTATCGGTTACAGCAGGAATGCCGTTGACAGGAGGAACTAACGGAGGTGCAATCACGGGTGAAATGTATCAAAAGGCATTGGAAGCTTTTGAGTCTTTTTCCTTCAATGTTTTGTGCTGTCCAAGTACAGATAGTACCGTAACAAAACTGTTTATAGCGTATACAAAGAGGTTGAGAGATGAGGTAGGTGCTAAATTCCAAACCGTTATATATGCTGTCGATAGCGACCATGAGGGGGTTATATCTGTTAAGAATGATGTAGTAGGGGCAGATAAGCAATCACTTGTATATTGGGTTGCAGGAGCTGAGGCAGGATGTGAGGTAAATAAGAGCCTTACTAATACCGGATATAACGGAGAGTATGAAATAAATGTCGATTATAAGCAATCAGAGCTTGAAGCAGCGATAAAGAAAGGTAAGTTTACCTTACACAATGTAAACGGAGAGGTAAGGGTACTTGAGGATATAAATTCTTTAGTGACACTTGCAGATGATAAAGGGGAGTTGTTCCAATCTAACCAGACTATCAGAGTTATAGATCAGATAAGTAATGATATAACTGCATTGTTTACTACGAGGTATTTGGGTACAGTGGCAAATGATCCTGCAGGAAGAATAAGTCTGTGGAATGATATTTGCAAGATACATCAAGAATTGGAAAAGCTTAGAGCTATAGAGAATTTTGATACTAAATCTGTTGAAGTAGTACAGGGAAATGATAAAAAGTCAGTTCTTTGTACTATAAGCGGAGTCAATATAATAAGTGCTATGACTAAGCTGTACATGAATGTAATAATAGCATAACAAGGAAAGGTGAATATATGGATAACTCAATAATGAATGCTATGGATGCCATAGCAGGGTCTCAGGCATCTGCTTACATAACACTTGCAGACGGTAACAGATATAAGTTTATGCAGCTTTATTCTTTTGAGTCTAATATGGAAATAAATCTTGTTGAAGTTCCAATTCTTGGGAAAACCGGCAAAGGGAATAAGCCGAGTGGTTGGACAGGTGAGTGGAAAGGAACTGCACATTATAATCAGTCAATACTTAGGCAGATGTGGCTTGAGTACAAAAATACAGGAAGACTTCCAAGTTTTGATATACAGATAACTAATGAAGATCCTACATCTGCTATAGGAAGACAAACTATAGTGCTTAAGGGTTGCCTGTCAAAAGGTGGTGTACTTGCTAAATTCGATGCTGACTCAGAAACACTGGACGAGGATATAGAGGGTACATTCGATGATTGGGAAATGCCGGAAAGCTTTACAATGCTTAAAGGTATGCAATAGGAGGTAATTTATGGAAAGAAGTTTAAGTGCATTTTTAGCACAAAATGTTAAGAAGATTGAAAATACTTTTTATCCGGCATCAAACAGAATAGTAGATGATAAAGGAAAGCCGGTTGATTGGGAGATCTGTTGCATAACAGCTACAGAAAATTCAAGAATTAGAAGAAGTTGTTTTAACACCGTAGCGGTTGCGGGTAAAAGAGGTCAATACACTCAAGAGTTTGATGCAAATCTTTATTTGGCAAAGATATGCGTAAGAACAACAGTGTTTCCTAACCTTAATGATAAGGAACTTCAGGATAGTTATGGAGTTATGAGTGCGGAGGAGCTTATAACTACAATGCTTACTCCGGGAGAATTTGAGGACTACTCTACTAAGGTCATGGAGACTAACGGTTTTACTGACGAGAAGAACTTGGTTAAAGAAGCAAAAAACTAATAGATGGCGGCGATCCTGAAGCTAATTATGCATATTACTGTTTGCATAAGTTCCACTGGAAACCTACTGATTTTTTGGGAATGACAGAGGAGGAACAGGCCTTTGTGATTGCTGCCATTGACATTAAAGCAGAAAATGACAAAAAGCAAGCTAAAGAAGCAAAGAAAAAATCAAAAAGATAAGGAGGGTTGAATAATTGGCTACGATACAATCACAATTAGTGCTTACTGATGGAATGTCAAGTGTAATAAGACGTATTAATTCAGCTCTACTTATTTGTATAGACAGTTTTGAACAAATGCAGTCTGAATCCAACAATCAAATAGATACATCTGCTTTGTCAGATGCAAGGTCGAGACTTATACAGCTTAATGGAGAACTTGATAATGCTATTATAAGGGAAGATAGAGTAAGACAGGAAAGCGAGCAAACCGATAACTCGCTTCAGGATCTGACAGGAACTTTCATCGGTTTGGCTGCAGCTGCTGCAGGGGCTTTTTCGGCAGGTAGCCTTATTGAATTAGCCGACACAGCTACTCAAACAAGAGCAAGGCTAAATCTAATTACCGGTGATTTAGAGAAGACTAAAGATCTGCAGGATGCGATAATGGAATCGGCTAATCGTTCAAGAGCAGCGTATCAGTCTACAGCAGATGCAGTAGCTAAAATGGGCCTTATGGCTAAGGATGCTTTTAGCAGTATAGACGCAAATGGTTATAAGACTTTGAATACAGGTGAACTTGTTGCTTTTACGGAACTTTTGAATAAACAATTCGTAATAGCCGGAGCATCTGCACAAGGAATGGATTCTGCAATGACACAGCTTACACAAGCTATGGCATCAGGTGTGTTAAGAGGTGATGAGCTCAATTCTATATTTGAGCAAGCTCCAACTATCATAGAAACTATAGCGAATCATTTAGGTGTTGAAATAGGTCAGATAAGACAGTTAGCACAAGAAGGCAAGATTACGGCAGATGTAGTTAAAAGTGCAATGCTGTCATCGGCAGATGAAATAAACTCAAAGTTTGAGTCTATGCCTTACACATATGCTCAAGTGGGCACTATGCTACAAAATATTCTTATGGACACTTTCGAACCGGTCATACAACTAATTGGTCAAGGGGCACAATGGATAGTTGATAACTGGAGTAATATAGAGCCTATTTTGGCAGGTGTAGCGATAGGTATACTTTATGCCGCTACTGCATGGGGAATATATACAGCTGTGACATGGTTGACTGTAGCAGCAAATCAAGCACTTCTGGTAAGTATGTTATCTAATCCATTTTTATGGCTCGCAGTATCGGTTGCAGTTGTGGTTGCTGCAATATATAAATTCATTCAGTCGGTAGGCGGAATGAAAAATGCTTGGACATTGGCTCAGATGGCTATTGGAGTAGGTATTGCTGCTTTAAAATTAGCTTTTATGACAGGGGTTTATGCGATTATAAATCTTGCCGGTAATTTGTCTCTATGTTGGCAAAAAACAGGTGTTGCTATTTCAAATTTCATTGGTCAGATGAAAGTTAACGTGCTTACAGGCATTCAAAATATGGTAAACGGTGCGATTGACATAATAAACGGATTCATAAGTGCACTAAATACAATACCCGGAGTCAGTCTTGAGGCTATTGCAAAAGTATCTTTTGCAGCAACAGCACAGGCAGATTTTGAAGCTCAAAAAACCGCAAATGCGAATTCATTGGCAACAGCACAAGCCGAGCTTGATGCAAACAAACAATCAAGATCAGCTGAGCTTTCAAATTTAAGAAGCGATATGAATGGTAAACTTTCCGAACTAAAAGGAAAATACCAGGAATTCAA